GGTCGCTCAAGTACTCTGTCATAGAGTCTGATAGCATTTGAACGTAAGCTTCTGCATAGTATAGTCCGCCTTTTGTTTTATAAAACTCTATAATCTCAAACTTAAAGTTTTCTTTTCTATACTTTTTTATGTCACTGTTTAAGGCAATAGAGGAGCCAGTATAGGTTTTCCAAAGCATAGGTTTACCATAAGTCTTAGACTTTTTCTTACCAGCGTGTCTTAGTTGTTTTTTTCCAATGTAAAATTGATTTGTAACTTTATTCTCAATGCAGTAAATAAAACCAAACCACTCTTCAATATCCACTTTGTAGTTGTATTCCCAGTGGCCTAACTCAGTCTTTAATGGCGTCATTATAAACTTCTTTGTCGATCGAAAAATGATCACCAATGTAACGCCAAATATGCAGGAGTTTTCCGTTCAGGAGCATATGATTAAAACCTTCCTCTTTAAACTGGTTATAGTAAGCTTTACAAACTATCTTTTTACGCTCTCGATGGTTTGTAGTACCTGCCAAAATAGCCTCTGCTTTCTTAGGGCCAATTCCAGGGAGGCCAGGGATGTTGTCTACGCTGTCTCCCATTAGAAGCTGTTTCCAATAGAAGTAATCAGCCCACTCTTGGTCAACTTTATAAACCTCCCCTTTGCGGGGGTTTAAGTGTTTACCTGCAATACAATCAAGGTCTTTATCAACACTAACTACGCAATAATCTTTTCCGGCCTTATATAACTCCAGACTCCAAACCCGAATCATGTCGTCTGCCTCACAGTTGTCTGTTAAGATGCAGCCTTCATAGTAATCAACTGTCCAAGACTTCAGCTCGTTAAACCATTCAGGTTTTGTAGAGCTTGACTTTACTCTGCTAGGTGAACTTTTATATTCACTATACAGATCGTTACGAAAGTTGTCAGGACCACCCATGGCCATGACGTAGTCTTCGGTGAACAGTTGTTCTAGTACTGAGTTAAACTTAGCCTTAAACTCTTCTTTAGCTTCTTCTAGTGAGGTTTTCCCCCACATGGACATGTAAAGTAACACATCACCATCTACTACTGCTACAGTCATTCTTTAATACTCCAATCTATGGTTAGCCAGTTGGTATCTTCTAACATGAGTTCTACCTTGTCACCGTGTATTTCTTGACAATGATCCCAGACGTGGGCGTTATTCATTCTAAGACAATAACTATCAACATAGCACTTGTAACAGCTTCCACTAGATCCGTAGAAATAATAATAGTCTCCATCAAACTCACTCCTTACAACCCCACTGTTTAACCGCCAACTACTCCCTGACAAGTAACCCCCGGAGGTTCCTGTTAGGACTCGATAGTGAAGGTCTTTACCTTTGAACTTAATAACTACCCAATTATCACAAGTATAGACCATTAGTTTACTCCTCGTTGTTCTTTAACGTCAGGTATCTTTTTGTGTTACTTTTCTTACCGTTAAGTCTCCTGTCCTCTAGCTTTTCTAAGGTGTACATCATAAGCTTTGACAGGCTGCTCCCCTCACAGTGTGCCATTACAGTAACATACCACAGAACATCGCCTAGCTCATCAAGTAGATCTTTACGGGTTCCCACTTTAATAGCTTCTTTTACTTCGTGAGCTTCTTCTAAAAGTCCTACGTGTAGTTCTTTAGAGTTTTTGTGGTTGTCGTTAAAAAACTCTACGGCAAGTTTTGAGTAGACTTCATTTGTAAGTTTCATTTAGTTTCCTGTTTTAATGTGGAAAGGCCCAACGGGACTGTTTAGGGCAGCGTTAATGTCTAAAAGCTGTTGCCAAGAAAGCTCTATGACTTCATACTTATTAAGTTGAGGACACCACTGACGAATAAAGCATCGATCGTCTTTGTCAATAAACACAGAGACATCTTCAAAACGAGCAGTTTCGTCCAGTGTAGTAATCTCTGTTTCTTGCTCTTGCATCTCTACTGTAAACATATTACAAGTCCTTCAAAGCATAGTTGACACCGTCTTTAAAACCTTTTTTGCGACCTTCAGAAGCCCCTACTTCAAAGCCGTCTTTATAAGCCTCTTCGTACTCTGTACTATATTGAGAAGTAGAAGCTGCGCTACAAGCTTCTTCAAGGTCTTGTAAATCATCCCCCATTATTTCAATAAAACTTTGAAAAGACATGTCGTTCATCTTTTGATAAAACTTATCAAAAGCTTTTTGCACCATCACTTGCGCAGACACTGTTACAGTCATAGTCATACCCTCCAGATATAGGTCGAATTTCCGTCTTCATCAGTAAGCTCTCCGTCGGACCCTACATCTTCCCGAAAAAGTTTTTCCATAAGGTCTTTGGCTTCTTCTAGGTTATCTGCGTTAATTTCACCGCCGATTATTCCGAATTCACCTTCAAACCACCACTCATAAGTCATAAGTTTTACTCCACAATAAAGTATTGATTAGTTGTTGGGTCATAGGTCCACCCATCTTCACTTAAGGCATCATCCTTAGACACTGACTTGAGCTCACCTAACTTCTCAATGTCACCACTAGAATAGACAAGGCTTGCGAGTGTCCGCTTAGAGGTACGACCGTTAGAGGTGTTAGTGAGTTTCAAGATGGACTCTTGCCCAGAGGTAAACCCCAGGGTTTCCACATGGTTGTTGAAGTCTGCTTCATTGCACACGAATGAATACCCCATCACACCAAGGTAGCTACCAATTAGGGTTTTCATCCTACCCTCCATATTACCAAGGGCCTTTTGGGTGTCCATATGCCGCAAGAACTTGGCAAGGGTATGCACATTGGTCACATTATCAATAGAAAAGATCACATAAGCCATAGTATTTCCTTTTACAGTTTATAATGGTTGTTAGTTTTTAAGCCTAGCTTCTTCACAAACTTTTTCAAACTTGTTGAACAGCTCTTCAAACTTCCAGTAGTAAAGGCGGCGGATACCGTCTAGAACTTGCATAGCTTCTTGATCTTCACTGTTTTTAGACAAGAACTTAAGATCTTCACAAATTTCCCAACAAGCTATAATTGGTCCTTCTAGTTCATAAGGCTTCATAGTTACTTCCTTTAGATAATTTATTACAGGTCTTTTTCTAGGCTTAAGAATTGATCAGAGTCAATTACATAACTACAACCTTTTAAAAAGTATTCAAAGTGTTGCAGAACTTCGTCTAGTGAAAGGTCTTGCTTGTGTAACTTTAAAGTTACCGTATAGTCTTCATCAGTGTGAGTAAACTTCATATCTAATTACCAATCCTTCGCTACTTCAAAAAATTTAATAACGTGCTTAAGTGCAGCTATATCTAAAAGCAGTTCCTTGTATTCCCTTTGTTGTTCTTTTGAAAACTTAATCTCACTCTTAAAACCAAGACGATCTAACTCATAAGAGTTAAGTGCTAACCGAAGTCGAACAACCGTTACAGCATCTTCAAAGTCGTAAATTCCGTCAGACCGTTCGAGTTCTTTATAAACTTCACTTAACATTCTATTCATTGTCATAGTTTTGCTCCTCTGTAAGTTTAATCAACCGATTACACCCTTCAATAGCATCCCGCCCTATTACATCTGGGCAGTAACCTAAGCATGCAGACACAACCATACGGGCATAGAGTTCACCAAGGAGTTTAACCTCATACTCTTTGAGTAAATTTTTGTCTGTCATAACCGCTTCAAGATCGGCAAGTAACACCGGCAAAAGTTTAGCTGCAAGTGTATTAACTTCTTGATATTTAATACCTAATTCATCTTCGGAGATCGGCAACGTTTCATGGTTATTCATTGTCATAATCTTTTACTCCATGTTTCTCAATATCGTTCAACATAGCTTTTAGCATCCAGACTATATCCCCTAAAGACTCTCCGTCAATACTGATAGGATCTTTAGTCCACCCGTCACCTTCTGACAGGGGGTAGTACTCGTGCATAGCATAGTACGTCTCTCCTTTGTCTGTTAAATGTCGCATGATCTGGTAATGCCAGTGAATACTCATCAGAATACCCCACTCATCAGCTTGTCCCAAGCACTATTGATTATCTTACGCTCTATCGAGTAGTCATCAGCAGTATAGTATTGCAGCACTGTGATCGTAGCTTTGCCATCGTGATACAAAGAGTTTAGGTCAGTGTGTTCGATGTCACTGAGTTTAGGCTTATTCACCAGACGAGTAATCTCATTTATGATAACCGTAAGGCTCTCTTCTAATCCTACCACGACAAACTCTGTGAAGATGTCATCACTACCTTCAATTAGACGTTCAACTAGTTTTTCTTTAAGGGTTCTCATTTAGTAACTCCTTTACTTCCTCTATTATCTATGTTTTGCAATACAATAAGAAACTTCTCTTGCAGCAAACACTGCTGAACCCCACGGGTGACTTCTTTCCAAGAGATGTGACCCATTTGTTCTGGACCTGTTTCAGTCTCGTTAATAAGCCAAATACCTAGCTCGTCTGTATCTAAGGTAATGTTCATTGTTTCTATCCCATATAAGAAGAAGTAGTCCAACTTTTAGACTCTTCTTCTGGTTGATCGGCTTCTTTTACTCTTTCATCTGCAATTTTGTGAATCATATCAAAAACCTCCGGTACGCTGATGCCTGCAGCTGCACAAAGTAGTACTAGCTGAATACCTGCGTCTGTAAAGATTTTAGCAGTAGTTACTCCGATATCAATTTGAAAAGTAACAGAACCGTCTTCGTGCTGTGTGGTTTCATTCACTTCAAAAAGGAAGTTATCGTCCATGTTGTTCTCCAGGTTTTTAAAAGTTAGTCAAGCTTTTCTAAGATTTTTTCCCAAGCCTTATCTAGAAGGACTTGGTCCTCATAGCCCTTATAACCATGATAAGCCAGAATTCGAACAATAGCTTTACAATCTTGATAAAGCTCTTTGAACTCTTCGAACTGAAACTCTTCAAGTTTCTTTTTAGTCAGCAGCAAGTTAATCTCGTCACGGATTAAGTCAAGGTCGCTTTGAAGACCTACAATAACGAACTCAGAAAAAAGGTCGTCACTACCGTTAAGCAAACGCTCAACTAATTTTTCTTTAAGGGTTTTCATTTGTTTTCTCCTTGTTGAAGTTCTTGCAGCAACCTTATTGCAAGAAGAGCATCTTGTTCTGAGATGACAGAAAACATTAATGTGTCATAAAAATCACCATGCTCTTGACCACCTTCATTTTCCATGATGTCCCAGAGGTCGTCTTCTTCGCTGTATTCAACATAAAACTTACGCATCATTTAGTAACTCCTCTACTTCCTCTGTTGTGTACGGACCTTCAATAGACTTACCGTAGTCAGCCAAGACCTTCAAGGCATCAGCAATATCTAATCCGTATGCAGCACAGGTCAAGATAAACTCTAGCCCCAACTCTGTGATCTTCTTGCTTGAGATTTCATCAATGTCGAAGGTATACGTTGCTGAACCATCCTCGTTTTCTTTTACATCAGTGACTACAAT